GATTGTTGCCGCCAATTATTCCCCATCCTTTAAGAATATCATTTTACATCGGCAGTTCACTCTTTGAGCCGCACTTAACCCTCGCCATCTTGGGTAAGGTGTTCGTTCTGTTCTTTTGCCACGCAATACAAAGCGTTCATTAATATCAACGGTCTGGCCTTCAGCGTGCTGGTGCGCATCTCTCACCTTACTGTCTCGATAAGTCACCCACATTTTTCTAGAGTCTTTATCATATACTTTTTTACTTAACTTGTCTCGACCTTCAGCAGTGACAGACCCAATCTCAACTTCACTGATTATCTTGCCTCTATATCCGTTCTTCCCTATTTTCTTTTCTAGCTTCTTTTGAATATCGGCATCGCTAAGCTTGTCCTCATAACCTTTCTTGACTACTTTATCAATTTGTCTTTTAGTGCTTGCGCTGATTTGCTTTGATGCCACTTGAGCCTGTCTTTTAAAGTTACGCTCTAGCTCTCGTCTAACCTGCTCGACTTTCTTAGTATCTTTAGGGTAGTTCTGCTTGAGGACTTTCTCAGTCTCTTTAATAGTGCGCTTATAAACCGCTTCTAATACTTCACTTAGTTTCTGTTCGCTTCCATCAATCGTCAGCTCTGCATTTCTTTGGCCTCCAATACGGTAGGCGCTCAAAGCATCACGAGCAATAATATTTAACTCACGCCTAATTTTAGGCATTGCCGCACGTTCAAGTCTTCGTTCCATCGCATCTATCTGATTGATTTCACGAAGTTGTCGTCTTCTATTCCTCGCCTGTGTTCTCTTCGCCATTCTTAGGCTGACTCAATACGATTCTTAGCAATCTCAAAATACTTATCGTCCATCTCAATTCCAATGAATGATCGGTTTAAGTTCTTGCAAGCTACGCCTGTTGTACCGCTTCCCATTGTGAAATCTAAGACGGTTTCGCCTTCGTTGGTGTAGGTCTTGATTAGGTATTCCATTAGTGCTACTGGTTTTTGGGTGGGGTGCTCTTTGTCTTTATCTTTATTAAATTCTATTAAGTTTAATGGATATCTCTCTCCATCGCTTACTGTTTCAACACTAACTTGATCCCCATAATTCTCTGACTGCCTTCCACTTTTGCATCTGTAAGGCTTAAAGCCTTTTCTCATTTGCGGGTTATATGTTGGCGGTCTATCATAAAATACTAGGGCATTCTCCGTACACTTTAGAGGCATTTTCTTTGCATTTAAGTGTCCTGTTCCTTGAGGCTTTGCCCATATCCATTCGTATTTCATAGATCTTATATTAGATGCACCTAAAACCTTATCAAAAGGAGTTTGAGCCATCAAAACAATAGCCCCATTCGGTTTAATAACCCTCTTTAACTGCTCCCACATAGGCTCCAAAGGTATAATTGAATCCCACTTGCAAGCCGTAGTTCCATAAGGTGGATCGGTCAAAACCATATCAACAGAACCGCTTTCAATGTCTTGCATCTTCTCAAGACAATCGCCATGTATTAGATCAATCAATCTTCGCCATCATCATCTAACATAATGTCGTCGAGTGGTATATCATTTGGCTGAACAAATAACTTATTCGCCTCTTCTTCGTCTCTTTCTTCGTAACCTAATATCGCTCTTTTCTCGTTAATAGTCAGAACATCAGTTGATAATAATTCAGCTCTTTTCTCACGTCTTAAAGGTTCAAGTGCTAGAATCTCTTCTTCCTCATAGCAGATTTTAACATTCTCCCCATACTCTGGAGATAACCACCTATTCAATTCTGAAATATAAAGCTCTAGTTTAGGCAGTACCGCTTGAGTATATAAAGCAAGTTTAGCCTCTTCAAAATTAGCATAAGTTTGACTGCCTTCAATGCCTAGTAATTGAGTTGGGACTCTAAACACAGAAGCAATTTCTTGTGATAACATTTTAGAACCCGCAAGCCAATCCATATCACTTGGCGACATTGCTAATTGTTGCCACTTCAAATCACCACTCAAGACCATGACTTCATGAGCACCATTAGCCCCTTGTTGCTTACGTATAATACTTTCTTGAATAGTCTTTTTATTCGTTGGGTCGATTGACTCACCGCTAATAACACCTGACGGTTTAGCGTTATTCTTTAATGTATTGTAGCGCCATTTACTAGCGGCGTTAGCTTGATCTACTTCAGAAGCACCCGCTTCAATTGGAGCCATTCCCATACTTGGATTTTCAGGACTTGGATTGAATGTTCTCCAGTGCAACATGTCGCACTCGCCTGTAATCGGGTCAACTTGCCAATGCTTCTGATTAGCTGTACCTTTACCGAACGTGTACATGGAAGGCATAAACGAGCCCTTGCTTCGTCCTACTGACATTTCATAAGGTTGCCAGTTCCAAAGCTCTTGAACTTCACTAAGGCCTTTCACCTTTTCCGCGAAGTTATTACCTGCCAAGAGTTCCCAAGAACAAGCGGCAGTTCTAAACTCTACGCCTGATTCATCAGGGTTTGGTTTGTCTAATAGTTGTTTAAGTGGGTGGTCTTCCTTTATTTCGTCATTAACTTTGACGTGTAAAGGAATCGCACCGAAAGCATCAGCGACTAGGCTAATGCAGGCATACATGGTGGAATTCCCTGCATAACCCTCGCGCGCGTAAGCTTTTAAGTCGGTCGATATATATTCATGCTCTTTGTTGTGAATATGTTGACCTAGACTTTGCTTCTGTTCAGGTAACTTTTGAGGTTTGAAGGGATTCCACATAGCCTTATTTTATATGGTGATGGTCTTTAGACAAATAAGCGTTTAAAGTGTCGCATAAAAAAAGATCCAGCGCAAAAAGCTAACCAGATCTCTTTTCCTAAGTTTGAGACCCTAGGGAGAAGGGATTCTAAAATGCACTAAAAGAAGTCAACGCTAACAACTTTCTTTTCAGTCAAAGCCAATTCATGGAAGGCCCAAACTAAAGCGTCCATTTCGTCAGGTGAATCTAAACCGCTATTTGGAACCCAACTTTGCATCTGGTCTTCTAAGTGAGTCAGTCCTTCAGCGTGCTCAACTAATCCCTGTTCATATAAAGAAGCTACTGGTTCAGCTCTTATATGCTTTCCTCTAGTCGCTCTGACCTTCACTATTTTAACATTGGCATCAATTGAACGAATGACAGTTTCAACTAAATCACCGCCTTGATTTACCTCAACTACAATGCAATCAGCCCCTAATTCATGATACAACTTAACAGCCTCAGCCGCCCAAGTGCTAGGGTTTGCCCTTAGTGACCTATCAGCTAAAACCTTATACCCAGTACCTTTTTCACCTACTCCAACAATACCTGTTTTATCACTATTTGGATTCGCAGTTACAGCAGGGTCAACACCAACCACGATTCGACCTAGTTCACCATGCCTTACTTCTCTTGTAGACATAATCATCTCATAAGTCCACATAGCACCCTCAATATCAGATAAAAACTCACCATCCCAGAATCGTTTCCTTAGTCGTTCAGGTAATGCTTTAAGTCTTTCAATATATGAGGCTGGGAGGTTTTCCTCGACATCACGAGGGTTAATTTTGAATGATGCCCTGCCTTCTGCTTCCTGCTCTATGTATCTTTTATAGCTCCAATGATTCTTGGAAGGAGGATTTTGGTCAAGGAACAACATGTGCCGACCATCTATTTTTTGCCTAAGTCTAGAGCTTATTAAATCAACTCCATTAACATCTAAGATTTCTGAACACTCATTTATATAAACAGAAGCATACTCTGCCCCAAGATGCTTTTCAATTCTTTCCTTATCGTCAAGACCTCCAAATATTATTTCAGAGTTCCCTATGTGCATTTTCCAACCACCGCCTGACTTATTAGTTTCTATCCCATCCCAGAAGTCTTGACCCCATTCGGCAATAATTAATTCTTTAGCTGAAGGCCATAAGGTATTCTTAACATGTTCAAATCTTTGTCTAAAGCAAATATGTCTAGACCCATCAAGAACCATAGCCCGTTGAACTATTGCCCTTAATATCGTCCAAGTCTTAGAAGAACCAGCACCACCGAAAAGCATAACCTCTTCGTTATTTCTAAAGACTCGTCCTATATCGCTATGGATTTTGAGCCAATTAGCTGGCATTAGGTAACGTTATCTACGTCCTCTTGGGATATGATAACCGATAAGTTTTTATTAGTCTGGTCAATACTTTGCCGAGGGCGACCATCCAAACGATCTATAATCATCTCAATCGCCTTTAAATCACCCTTAGCGGCCTTACCATATAAGACTTTAGCAAGTGCTTCTCTTCTGGTTATATCACTGCCAGCAACCAATAATTCAGACTCACGTTCCAAAGCCTCGGCAAAACTCTCGCCCTTCTCTGGTCTTCCCTTTCTGTTTATATTGGGATCGCCTTTTTGAAAACCTTTTACACCTTTAGGCATTGATCAACTCACTTTTGAGGCCCGTAAAATCTTCCCATCGCTTAATTATTACATCGCAGTATTTTGGGTCTAGTTCTATGCAGAACGCCTTTCTTTTCATCTTTTCGCAAGTCAGCAAAGTAGTCCCAGAACCAGTGTAAACATCCATGATCGTCACTACCTCCTTTTTTGAGTGCCTATCTGCATATTTAACGCACCACTCCATTATCTCTACTGGCTTTTGAGTTGGATGATGCTTTTCCTCTTTGTTTGCCGTTGCCCTCGCATAAGATTTTATTCTAAGCGCATTATTGAAGCTTGTCCATGCCATCTCTCCATCAGCCAAGGAAAATCCCCTCTGCCCTTTATCCCATATCAGCCATCCCATTGTTGCTGGAATAATGTCAGCAAAATAATTTCCACCCCATATTATACTGTTCGTAGCTAAGGTCAGCATGCAGTCAAAGACTGCAGGTTCTGGCCTAACTCTATCCCATTCTGGGGCATCGTGGCTTTTCCATCCGTTCTTGTCAGCGCCACCCTTGCCATCCCCTTTCCCCTTGAGCATCCCACCATAGTCGATCCCATAAGGTGGGTCTGTCAGCAATAGGTCTATTTTTTCCCCATCCATCAATGCCTCAACCGTTGCCTTGTCGGTCGAATCCCCACACATCAACCGATGTTCTCCCAACTTCCAAATCTGACCCAACTTAGCCACTGGAACATCAGGAACATCTGGAACTTCATCCTCATCTGTTAATCCTTCTGCAGGTTCTTCCTCAACGTCAAACTCAAACTCCATAGCATCTAAATCAATATCAAACTCAGCAGATAATTCAGCCAAGACAGTTTCATCCCATTCAGCAAACTCAGCCGTCTTATTGTCCTCGATGTTATATCTAACAAAATGCTTTTCAGAATCAAACTTATAAACGAAAACCTCCACCTCTTTAGAACCGAATTTATCTAGAGCTTTCCACCTTGTATGTCCTGCCGCTATAACGTGCTCTTTAAAAGGGTGACCTATTTCATTTACAACAATAGGCGACACATAGCCATTAGCCTTTAGCGACTCAAGAACTCTATCAACGGCCTTATCATTAATCCTTGGGTTCTTATCAAAGGGTACAAGGTCTTTTAACTTTATCTTTTTAAGCATTTCTAATTGTTGCGCAATAGTTAATCAATTGTAAATTAGCGCAAACAATTGCAAGAGCTGACAAGATGAGGGGCTCATTCCTTCACGCCCAAACCCACCCAACAAAGCAGATAAACATCCCATAGAATGAAATCTTAGATAAAATATTCATACAGTAAAGAAACCAACTATTTTTGATTTCCTCCTTAGCATCAAAGTCTTTATTGTTCAGCATGCACATAGCGGTGTAGACAAAAGTAAACACAACACCAACCACACAAGTTATACCTGCGTTGAAAAATATATCACTCATCTACTCGCCCTCACTTCCTTCCTCTGCTCATATTTACGTTTTTGCTCAGATGTCATCTGGTGATCCGCTAGATAATCTCTATCCATATCATCCTCCATCTTATCTATCTTTGCTTTCAGCTCATCGCGCTCTTTCAATAAAGCCAGATGCTTCAAACCCAACTCATCATAGTCTGCGTTCTGCTTCATAAGCTCATCGCGTTCTTCCTCAAGCTTCACTTCCTCCGATGTCTTCTTGCAACTCTGGCAGTAATAAAACTCTATACCTAATCCAGCATCATATATGTGTCCGACAAATCTGTGTTCACATTCACTCATTCCGAAACCTCCACCCTCAGATCAGTCGCACCTTCTAAGCTTGGTTTGTCGTTTACTTTCCAGCCAAGCTTTATAAGTTCAGAAACAGGAAACCATTTATTGTCGATGTGAGGCATGTGAATAGTATTCTCATCAATATTAGTAACTAAGCTTTTATAAACTTTAGTCTCTCTGCATATCTCTCCACACGTCCAATATTGACAAACCAACCACTTCCCAGCCAATTCCTTCGCTGTCAAGTCCCGCATTTGTTTGGGTTGTGGGGGTCTTGCATTATTAGACCAACCATAATCTTTTATATGAAAAGGCTTCCCAGAAATAGAGATTTCATCCAATAAACCAACTCTAAAACCATGAAAAATTGTCTCATACTCTACCTCCTTCCCCAAGTACTCCCCAGCGAAGGCTCTTAATTCGTTTGTATTCATGCTTTCTCCTCAAACAAACTAAGTGCAATTTCTTTTTGTTTCTTAATAGCATCACTAACGCTATCAAATTGCCATATAATAAAATGAGGGCAATCTCCGCTATAATGCAAATAATCAATAGACTCACCAATATCAATAATGGCGTCTATTTTTTCGTCTCTTGTCATTTTATGTCTCCTATAGTAAATTGTCGTTTCTCCTTAAAGGGTTGGAAGCGATCCAACCCCGTGTTGTGATAAGGAGACAACAGTTCTAATTCTAGTCGTGCTCTAAAGTTGTAAACCCTCTAATCATAATACCCATTCAAAACAATAGGATTATAGTATTTACACTTATGGCACCTAGTAACCCATCTATGAGCCTCAGCATGAGGGCACTTATCATAAATGAAGCGTTTCTTTAGTTTGTATATTAGTAATTTCATATCATCTCCTTAAATTGTTCTACTGCGTCCTTCCCACCTAACCCAACTATAACCACATGCCCCAACCGTCTAAGGTGAGCATGAACTAGTTTCTGCTTGTCGCTTAATACACCGCCTTTAGTGCGTTTCATCTCTATCCAAATAACTTTACCGCCTTGTAATACCACTTGAAGGTCTGGCATTCCTGAGATTGCGCCGTCATATTCTCTCTGTCCTTTGTGGTTCGGTATTGCGTAAATAAAATAACCGCGATTTCTAAACCATGTTAGGACGGCTCTTTGTTCTTTGTTTTCCTTGGGTGTTTTCATACCGTTATCCATCCTCCATAACTATTTTCTTGAATTTCATAATATTCACCTACCTCTATTTTGTTAAAATTATCTACAACGCCATCCATCCATTTAGAATTATGACCAGCAAATTTAAATAATGGCTTTGACTTACCCCTTACCTTGATGCAAAATAATATACCATAGTTGCCTTTACCTGTTATATGGGGATCTTTAGCCCACTTCTTGACCACTAAGGACTTTTTAACGTCAATTTCTTCCATTAATATTCTTTCTTGTTCCAACTTCTTTTCTTTCTTCTCTCTAGCCTCCACAATTTCTTTTAAATTATATCCACATTCGGGACATATTGAGAGCTCAGGCGGGACCACATCAAAACATTCAGGACATACATTAGGCTCAGGCTCCTTTTTCTTTGCCTCCTTAACGTAAGGGTCCATAGGCGATCCATGCTTAGAATAATTACCTACCAAATCCAATATTAACGCGTCTTTCTTTCCTTCTGATATACGCAGAGCCCGCCCTATCATTTGGGTGTACATTGCTGGGCTCATTGTTGGACGTGCCAAAACAGCGCAATCAGTTATCGGAGCATCAAAGCCAATACTAAGAATGCCAACATTGACCAAAATTCTAGAGACTCCATTCTTAAAATCATCTATATTTTTCCTAACATCATCCTTGTGCATCTGTGAATGAACGCATTTACATTTAAGTACAAAAGCCAAAGCTTCAGCATGCTTAATATTTGTTGCAAATGCTATGATGTGTTTTCTATCTTGTGCATGTTCTTCAATTGCAATTCTTACGCTGTTCATGTGAATAGAATCTTGCATAGTTTCACCTAAAGAGCCTTGATTGTATTCACCACTTACTAAGGCGATTTTTTCCAAGTCGTCTTTCATCTTCTGGTCCACTTTCATCTTGTATTTAAACGGCGATAAAAAGCCAGCTTCAATCATCTCTTTCATACCTGTCCTATGTGCTAATTTTGGAAACCTTTTTCCCTCACCATAAATAAAACCACCCTTGAGTCTATAAGGCGTTCCAGTTATACCCAAAACCCTAAGCCTTGGATTAAGCGCCAAAAAGTAAGATATTATATGGTCAAACTGACCATCATCGCTCATAAGATGCGCTTCATCAATCACAATTAGATTTATCTTACTGAATTTTTTCAATCCTAAGGCTACCGATTGCCTTGACCCGATAGTTATATCAGCTACCTCCTTTCGATCGTGTCCTGAGCTAAATATGCCCACTCTATCGCGAAGCTGTGGAGCTACCATAACAAACTTTTCATAAGTCTGTGAGACTAACTCCTGTAAATGTGCCAAAAAAAGGCATTTTGCACCATGTTCGAGAAGGGCCGTTTCCATCAGCGAACTAGACAGGATTGTCTTGCCAAAGGAAACGACTGCCTCACACAGGTGATAAGTCCCACCAGAACTAAAAGATTTTAATATATCTTGCTTTGCTTTTTCTTGTATCGGTCTAAGTTTCATTTTTTCTGTTCAGTTACAAAGTTACATGTTTTTTAATATCTGTTTTCTATAGTGAGAAAAAAGGTATATATACCCTCTTCTCTTTCTTTTTTTTTCTTTATATATATATTATATATTATAGAAAAAAAAGTAACTAATAGTAAAAATCCCAATAACTAAGGGATTTTTTAGGTTACAAAATCGGTTACTTTTCATGTTTCTCTAACACAATATCTTGTAATTTAATACCGTCCTTGTCTTGATTATACATAATTGCCAGACCTCTTTTTGTTTCTTCGCCAATTTTATACACTTTAGAAACATCTAGAAAAGGCAATTTTTCGAGCTCTTCGACTTTTTTATACTGGCTAAAAAATGCCTTCGATCTACTTTCATCTAAATACTTGAAAAGTTCCTTGAAAAACTTCATGGGACTAGTGATTAATAAATTACCAGATTTTATCTTAAATATATGTCCTGAGAAATCGAATTGAGTTTTTAGTCTAGTTGTGTCTAAAGTAAGTAGCTCTTCAATGTGCTCTTTTAGGATATCTCCAAGGCTTACAAATTCATCAACATTGTCGTATTTTTCCAAGAAACTATTGAAATGATTTTCACAAGAAGTTAAAATATCACCATCTTGTGACCACTTCAAAAGTAGATTTCCTAACCTATTTAGAATCCACTTTTCAAACATAAGTCGAGAGGCATTCTTTTCTATTCCACAATGGTTTAGCCTGATTGAATTAGGCTTAATACATACAATTCTCTCTTGTATTTGTGGGTCTAGTCCTCGTTCAATATCCTCAACGCTATTGGCACAGGCCATGATTCGCATGCCAAGCTTAACCTTTGCAAACCCTCCATAGAGTCTTTTATATTCTGGCTCATTGGTTTTGTATTCACTTGGGAAGCAATCGGCTTCATCAATAAATAGATACAATGGCTTAATGAAATCATCTGGTGAATTTCCTCTAAATTCGTCCTTTGAATACTTTTTAGTAAATGACCTGCCTAGAGATTCCAAGCCAAAGAAAAAGGTTTTTCCATAATGAGTTGGGCATTTTATGTAAACAAAAGCTTTCTTAGACTCACAAAACTTTCTAGATAGTGAGGCCTCAATTATATCTATGACTTCTCCATAATTATCTATTATGTATTGAATGAATTTCTCATCTACTTTTACATCATCTAATTCAGCAAGTCTAGATTGAATGCACTTCTCAGTAGATACCATTTTCTTTATTGCGCTTGTTCCATCTGGAGCCAAATATTCCTTGATGTGAGAACGTCCCATAGGCATGGGGTGAGCGCTTACTTCTGAAACGACCCTATCTCGATGAATTTCATCTAGAAACTTTTGTTTCTTAACGTCATCATCACCAGAGGCTAGCTTGACTAAGATAGTCACTTCTTGCTGAGAGGTTGAATAATATTTATCACCTTCATGACTTAGCGCTAGTTTAAAATAACTCTTTCCATCGTACCTAACTTTCTTTAAGTCTTCCTCTGCGTCTTCCATTGCTTGAATATCTTCGTCCGAAACAATACCAGCTATGGCATCATCTAAAAACCCTTTTGCTATATCACATTTTACTTTTATGTCATTTTTCAGCTTACTAAATAAATGCTTCGGAAACTGCGCAAGTAGTTCACGCCTATCTAGGATCAAATTTTCTCTTGAGTCTGTATCGTCTAAAGCTACTAATTGGTCTAGTATTGTCTTGGGCTCTTTTCCAACTAATTGCTTGGTTGTGTTCTGAACTCCTAAATCATTGAAGTCTGTTCCTCTATTTTCTTGGTCATCAAATCTAGGGATAGCTACAGGACAGTGATATGATTTAGCTATTTCATTAGCTTTTAATATCCCTGCATTTTCTTCGTTTTTATAGTCATCATCTGCGCAAATAATCATTGCTTCTGTTCTGAAATACCTAGCAACATTGCGCATATTTCCACAATCAAAAGCTACTATAACGGTCCAACCTGTGGCCTCGTGAATAGTTGCGCCTGTAGAGTAACCTTCACAAATAGCTATTATTTTATTGCCTTCTATTTTATGATAGCCACCTTTCTTTTTAGAACCTTTGACGATTAACTTTTTACCGTCTGGCATGATTCTCTGAATACCAACTAATTCTTCAGCGTGATTTCTAATTGGTATTAATAGTTCAGGCCCATAAGCTCCTTTAAATATCTTTAAGCCATGAGCTTTGACATTCTTTTTAGTTAAATAGTCATGATCTTCTGCATCAATAGCACAATCCCATATACTTAGGTCTGGTTCAAATTCCTTTACAATATCGGCTTTAGACTCTTCTAGCTTCTTAGCTAATTGAAACCTCTCGGCTTCGTTGAATTTTGGCGCTTCTCGACTACTAGTGAATTTAACGAGCTCATAGACTGGGGTATAACTACCATAAAAACCAGATATTAAGTCTGTTCCAATTTGTGACCAAGCTCTATAAAAGCCGTTTGAGTTTCTTTTTTGACCTATCTTGCATCTTCTTATTTGAGGCGTATCTATATCTAGGTGATTTATATTTAAACCAAAGTCCTGCATTTGGTTGAGAGCTTCCTCTCTTGTTGCGAAGGGTATTTCTTTAGTCATTCTATTTACACTCCCTGCAATACTTATTAAAATCTTCTTGTGATATCATCGGCTTGCCACCTATCTTTTTAAAATACTTACCCATGTATTCTCCAGAAGAAACCCATTTATATATAGTGCTCTTGCTTCTTTTTAGAAGAAGGGCTACTTCTTCCACTGTTAATAAAACCATTTTTAACCTCTAAGTTTTTGTTAAGTATACAGAGCAAACGTTTTTTAAAAGCTAAAAACAGAAAATAACGGAAAAAAATAGAAACTAATGCTTTACACCCACCCCCAACCCCTAAGATGATGTTTTAAGGAGATAAGCATGAAACAATACAAAACAGGCGACAAGGTACGAGTTAGCAACAATATCGACATTAGTTACGAGGATGCAGAAGAGAGAATTTTCGTATATGAACGTGATGGACTTAATTACTGTGTTTGTGATGACCATGAAGAAAGGTTTAATAAATGTGAAGTTGGCATTTCATTGATGAGATGGAGATACATTATAGACAAACCAATCGAATACACCTTAAAAGGGGATGAGTTGAAGGCAGTGCTTCAGAGCATTGAGCCAGATAAGATAAGCGAACACCTTAGAAATGATCTAATTAATGTAAGACATGAACTTAGGAAGTTAACAAAATGACCCAAAAACTAAGAACCCTAATCCAATCCATTCACGACGACCTAAACAAAGAGCGCCACGGAATGAACCGCAGTGAAGGGCTAGGACGTGAAAGTCATAGATGGAATATCGCCAGACTAGAAGCTAGACTTCAGGGGATTGAAGAAGCTAGTAAACTATTGCTTGACAACTCGGGGCCCCATAATATACTAACCTAGTCATAAGGAGATAAGAATGCAAGACTACATTTACGACGATCAATATACTGGGCTAAGACATACCTACGGCTTTGTATTGAGGCCGTTAGATATCAACACCCATCCAAAACTCGGCTGTATTTTGGGTAGCTACAAGGCCGACGATGATCGATCTAGGTATGGAGTAATTGACTACGCTAGAAAGTTAGATGAGGATGAGAGGCAGAAGTGGGAATTGATTTATTTAGGAGTAACAACATGAAAACCACAGTAAAAATAGAAATTGAACTAGAAGTAGAAGTCTTAGAAGGTCATGACTTTGAGTTTAATGGATTCGCAGACACAGACAAAGAAGTTTTTATAGCGTTATGGCGCGCCGCTACTGAAGAATGCCAAGGTAAATACAACTACGAACGATTCATCAAAGAGTACGGTGACGACTTCTAGACAAAAAGTTCAGGGGCCTTTAATGTCCCTATGGACTTCAGAGACATTATTAATCCTTACCATAAGTCTCTGATAAGGCAACCGCATAAAAAGAAACGAACTTCTTGCCTCCGTTGCGGTAAAGAGTTTAGCGGTGATATCGGTCATAGACGTTGCAGTAAATGCAGTCAGACCGTAACACCCAAAAATAGAATTTAGCAACGATTTTTCAACGTCTTACAATTAGGAGACAACAAGTGAATACAGAAGTAAACGAAATTAAAATCAATGGGGTAGATTATGTCCGAAAGGACTCCGTTGAAACTACTAAATGTAGCAGTGGAAGTGTACTTATTAGAGGTGACAGGTCAGGCGTATTTGTCGGTAAACTACTAGAACAAAATGGTAGAGAAGTAACTATAGAGAATTGCCGAAGGATATGGTATTGGGATGGAGCCGCTAGTATTAGTCAGCTTGCAAAAGAAGGAACCAGCAAACCTGAAAACTGTAAATTTCCTGTTGCAATAAGCAGGATGAAGGTTTTAGATGCAATAGAAATTATAGATATGACAGATAAGGCGGTGGAGTCTATTAATTCTGTGGGAGAGTGGAATGAGTAGCTCTAGCTATGGCTCTGGCTATGGCTATGGCGATGGCTATGGCTCTGGCTATGGCTCTGGCTATGGCTATGGCGATGGCTATGGCTCTGGCTCTGGCTATGGCGATGGCTATGGCGATGGCTATGGCTCTGGCTATGGCGATGGCGATGGCGATGGCTATGGCTCTGGCGATGGCGGTGGCTCTGGCTCTGGCTATGGCGATGGCGATGGCTCTGGCTCTGGCTATGGCTATGGCGATGGCTATGGCTCTGGCGATGGCTATGGCGATGAAAAATACACAACAATTTTACAACAATAATAAAAAGGAAAATAAATGGGTTTATTAGATAACTCTTACGACCAAGTTAAAGGGTCAGATTCAAGCGGTTCAATGACGGCAACGGTTTTAGACTGTACCGTAGGAGCACCAGAAATTAAGAAGTCAAAGGCAGGTGATGACTATATTAGTCTTGACCTAGCTTACAAAGGGGACGATGGGGAGTGGCGTTATTTACGCTTTCAAAACTTCAACCCTGAGAAATCACCACAAGGGGCGCAACTATGGAAGAACTTCCTAATTGTGTCAGGTGCTAAGAATGGAAACGATGTGAAAGGACGCAAACTTAAAGCAGTCGTAAACCCAGAACCGTACACTAAAGCCAACGGCGACCAAGGCAAAGCTTATCGAGTATTTGAGATGGGTTACTTCTCAGAAGCTGGCTTGAGTGCTGGTGAGATTGAAGACGGTAAAAAGGAAGGTGAAAAGATGCTTGCTTTACTTCAGAAGGCGGTTGAGTTGCCAGTTGCTAAGATTGAGGCTCCAAAGCCTACAGAAGACGATTCGGATTCAATGCCTTTTTAGGATAAGACCATGAGTAAAGAAATCAAAAACATCTGTATCGGCATATCTGTAATACTATTCGCTATAGTTGGGATATGGTACACGACAAAACTATTCTCTATATGGTCTAGAGAGATGGCGGGTAAGGCTGAACTAGCTGAAGCCACATTCACTAAGCAGATAATGATTGAAGAGGCTCGTTCAAAAAACGAGTCTGCTATTATGCAAGGTGAAGCTAAAGTTAAACTAGCTGAAGCTGAAGCAAGAGCTTTAAAGATAAGCGCACAAGCTGAAGCTGAAAGGGAAGTCATTAGAGCCGAAGGCGTAGCTCAAGCTAATGAAATCATAGGTTCTTCCTTAAAAGGTAATGATGAATACTTACGTTATCTATGGGTTCAAGGTCTAAATGATGGAAGTAGTGAAGTTATTTACATCCCAACCGAAGCAGGTTTGCCAATAATGGAAGCTGGCAAGAGATAGAGCTTTAACAATCACAGGGGCTCGTATCATAGAGCCCCATTTTATACATTAAGGAGATAATGATGAGTGAATTAATAATGCTGTTAGGAGGTTCTGGCGGTGGAAAGAGTAGTAGTTTAGAAAAGCTACCACCAAAGGAAACTCTAATAGTTAGCGTAGATGGAAAGAAGCCGCCGTTTAGCTTGAAGAATTGGCCTAAATTAGAGAAGGATAGACCTGACGGTTCTTTTTATATTCCTAAGCGTGAGAATGTTTATGGATCAATTAAAGGAGCTATCAATTTAGCTCTTGATTCAGGTAAAGATAAAATCATAATTGATGATAGTCAGTATGTGTTAGCTAATCAATTCTTTGCAAGAGCTCATGAAAAGGGCTTTGATAAGTTCAACGAATTAGGTCAACACTTCTGGTTGTTTATTGACTACCTTAGAAGCTTGCCCGAAAACGTAACTGTGTACATGTTACACCATACAGATACAGACGATGTAGGAAACATCAAGCCTAAGACTATTGGCAAGATGTTAGATGACAAGGGATGTATTGAGGGACGTTTTACAATATGTTTGCTGGCTAAAAGAGTTGATGAGGTTTATAAAATATACTCTTCTCTAACAGGTCAGCAAGTAGTTAAGGCACCTAGAGGAATGCTAGATAATGAGATGGATAACGAACTTTACGAAATTGATAAGAAGATAAGAGAATACTATGGAATTTAAAAAGAGAACAGGCCCAGCATATAGAGCTGGGTCACCTTCTAACGTAGAGATAAAGTTAAGGGTAACAAAGGACGAGGCCAAGCAAATTAGAGAGTATGCTAAGGGGTCTAAATCGGTTATGGATTATATTCGTGGGAGGATACTGTGAGTAAATTATACCACACGATAGAAGAGTCTAGTTTATCTGACTTCAATTTCACAAGAGATTTCTGGATAAAAGAAGGATATAAACCAGATGGTCCTGTACAAAAGACAGAGGGGAATTTCTGGTATAGCCCTAAATATATACTTCATTTATATAAGGAGATTAATTAAACATGAGTAAAAAGAAATGGAGAGTAAAGACTCTTGAGGAGTTGAGGGCTACTAAGGGTGCTAAGGTAGACTACGAGGGAGACATAAACAAAAAGAATCACTGGAATTTTGTTGTAGGCAAAATGAGTCACTTAATAGGACGAGAGTTTTATCATGATTTTAAAGAATGTGATTCTTATAACATAGGTATATATACATTTTCTAAATGGATGTGCAAGAAAGTAAAAGACGAACTTGAATTTAAGCAGGGTGAGATGGTTGAAGTATCGGACTATAAAGAAGAGCCATGGATGAAAAGAGAATATGTATGTCAATATAAAGGAGTTCATATAGTATTGAATGAATTAGGAGACAATGAACTATCTTGGAGACACATAAGAAAATGCGAATAGAAGCCCTTTACACGCTAGCCAGTGAGCTAGACCAAGACCTTGAAGTGGGCGCAGAGTTCACAAGAGAAGAGAAGCACGAGGTCATGCAAGCAGTCTTGACCTTTATAAATTACCTAACACTAGAAGAGTTTGACTTATCTTATGTGATAGAGAAACGCAACGAAGTGATAAGAGACATGAACCCCAAGGGCTTGAAGAGTCGGTCTATTATGACTTTCTTTTATGATATAGAACTATACAGTCAGGATGAGGTTAAATTTATGGAGTCGATGGCATGTTAAAACCCTTCAAATGTAGAGCGTCAGCACTCGGTAGAATAATGGCTGGCAAGATTGGATTAACCGATACACAGAAGACTAGACTCAAGTACCTAGTTGACCGTGAAGAGTTAGCGCCATCTGGTAAGTGTAAGCCACTCACCGCAAACATGGTGAAGGAAAAGCAAGAGCTTGAAGAGAAGTCTAAAGATAAAGAGCTACCAGAAGGAGCCAAGACCTACTGCCAAGAGTTGCTCAAGCAAGAATTATACGGCCAGCGAATAGAGTATAGTAACAAATACACCAAGAAAGGCTGGGACGTAGAGGATGAGTCTATTAAGTATCTGAACGAAGAATACAGCAAGAATATCATTAACTTTGAGAATGATTTCTTAACTGGAACGCCCGATATTATTCTCCATGACGAGGATATGATTAGAGACGTGAAGAACTCGTGGGATTATACGACCTTTCCACTCTTTGAGGATAAGCTACCGACCAAGGACTATTGGTGGCAAGGTCAGGGATATATGGAGCTTGCAGGCAAAGAGCACTACTCAGTTGACTATATGCTAATGGATACTCCCGACGATGACTCATTAACCTATAAGCACTTAGGCAGACCGCTAAGAGTCAAGAGCTTCCCTTTTGAACGTGATAGAGACTGTATGAAAGAAGTACAGGAACGCGTACATCTTTGCCGTGAGTATATTCATAGCCTTGTTACGGTTGAGATGCTTGAGGCTATGAGTGATAGGCCTAGTGATATTAGCACATATGGGGAAAGTATAGAGATATGAGCGAAGAGGAGAAGCTAAGAAAGGCACTAAGGTCTGTTATTAGGGAATACCTTGACTTTGTAGAATATGAAAGGGGAGACGTGGACCCACTAACAGACGAGCAGTTTTATGAAGCTCTTAAAATGTACGAAAAAGAGTATGAGATTAAAATAAAATAATATAGGCCTTTAACTATTACAGAGCCCTATATAATATTTAAGTCGTAATTAAGGAGATGACATGAAATACTATTTAAAAACACCAAACAGCCCAGCCTTCATAGACTTAGAGTCTACAACTGAAGTAGAGGCAACTTTAGCCGCTATCAAGATAAGCTCTAATGATATTCAGAAGGTTATAGGTTATCCATTATTTACTTATGGAATAACAGCACCGAGTAAATTCATAGCTTCTGAAGCTTATCTAATGAAGGCCCACGATGAAGAGCGCTTTAACATTGAAAACGAGGTCATCAGCAAATGGGTTTAAAGGAAGCTATATTAAATCCTGTCATCGCTCAGTTAATGAGCGATACAGAGAGACAAGAGAAGTACATTAAACAGCTTGAGAGTGAGATAGATGTTCTCAAGCGTAGCTTTAGTCATGACAAAGAGTTTGTTGTGACTCAAAATAAAGTCTTGACTGGGAAGTTAAAGAGGCTAGAGAGCTCAATTAAGTGGCTTCATACTGAATGCCAAGGGTTGAGTTATTTTAGAAAGGCTTGGAGTAATCATGTTTCTAGGATGGGGTTATGAGTTCGCGATCAAAAGAAAGTTTTTTGCGTCACCTAAACGCGAAGTCACTAAAGAAAATCGTATCTGGTGAAACGCCAGTCAGCGAAGACAATAACTCAATCACTATACCGATAGAGTTGTATTGTAATCTATATAAACGAATAACAGAACTTGAACGAGCAGTTAAAAAGAAATGAAATTAAGAACACTATGCCACGACATCCTAAGAATAGTCGAGCCAATAGGTAAGACTGACTTGGATATAAGACAAAAATCATCCATGCGGTACGAGTTGATTAAGACTAAAAAGCAATTCACCGAGGAACTAAACCAAGCAATAAGGGATCTAGACATAAGATGACCAGAGCAAAGAAGAAGAGAAAGATATGGTATTACCTATTCAAAGCTCATGGCTTTGATTATCATAGCGCCCGTTTTCATACTAATAATATGAGTCCACAAGAATTTGAACACACACTAGAGAGAGCCAAAACATGGATAAAGAAGAATACTTTTACAGCTTAATAAAGCCTTTTAAAAAAGCAAATGGACATAAGCGCCCCTGTTTGAAATGTGGAGAGCTTAGAGACTCAACACCAGAGCAAAGAATATGCGCACAGTGTACTCTATCCTATCAGTATATTGGCGCTAGAGCTGGCTATGCTTACCCTGACCCTTGTGTTAGGGGGGCGTGATGAGGCTAGAAGACTGCAAAACAATAGAGGACTTGGGCGCGTTTGCTATTTATCAGAGAGATGTTATAAGAGATTTGAAGAAAGAACGTGATGAGTTTAGGAAATCGCAAGAGCATATTATGTACGCTATAAGCTTCGCTATGGAACAAGACCAACCTTTTTATTTCTGGGAGGAATGGAATCAGGGCGAGTGGGAAATGGTAAAGAAAGAATGGCCAGAGTTTGATGGGTATTTAGGAGAGGGCTAATAATGACTTTAAAAGTTGATTGTTATATATGTGAAAAAGATGTATCTTGTGAGTCTCATTTTAAAAAGAGTTTATGCAAGAAATGTGACGCAGAAAGAAATACACTTCAATCTGAACTTGATTACTACAAAAAAGACAGCATGCTTCTTAAAATTGCTAGGACCGATTTAGAGAATGTATTGATAGATTTAGATATATTGATTAGTGTTGTTCCACAAGAGTATTTAGATAAAGCCAGAGAAGAGAGATTGAATAGATGATTGACATAACCGACGAAGAAGAAGACGCTTATTTCTCTAAGATTGTTGAGGAGAGAAAAGGCGATAAAACTATTAAAGTTGACCTTGATACTCTTGGCGAAGAAGACCACGAACTTATCCAAGACTTCAAAGGCGAAGTATTAGACTCAATAGAATCAATACTAGCCCAAGGACTACAGAAGGAAGGACGCTATAGAATGCAATGGAAGGAAGACGCAGACGTTGAATACCATGCAAACAAGGCAATCAGTCACATCTTGCAGTACTTAGATGTTGAGGAAATTGACGGTGATACTAATGAACCGCATTTAGCTAATGCTAGTGCGCGGTTATTGATTGCGCTTTGGCATCACTTTAGGGAGGAACGCTCTAAGATAAGTCCTTGTCATCCTTAATATCATTCTCATCTGTGCTTTTTGCGTAGTTTCTGGCTTTCTCTTTAAGCCTCTCTACCTTCTTACCCATAGGAATAGAGACACCAAAATAAGCCAGAACCGCACCCATGAGAGTCTTTACTACAGAGTCGATTATCCCTGCCCAATCGGTAGGGTTTTCGGCTCTTAAAAATGATGTATCCGCAAGTTTATCAGCTTCTTTAATTACTGCCTCAGCGTTGGCTTTAGCTTGATAAGATCGGTCTAACTTCTGGTCATCTTCATTGTGCTTTGCTTCAAGTATATTTTCGTGAGTAAGAGCATAAATAACCTTTCCAGCAGACGCTTGATTAGTGCTTATATCATGAGCAAATTCTTCCTGCTCCTCTTGGCTATCGTTAAATGTCTCCATTGAAACAGCGCCAAAATATTCAACAGCTTTACATCCACAAAGTAGAAAAGCTAACACACATAGATATTTCATAGAACCGCCCAAATAATAATAGCAACACACACAGCACACAAAGCAATCGTGCTGAATAGGATGATATTCTCAGCTTTGCGGGTAATCATTGCCACAACTCAAGAACAGCCACTATAATTAATATGACAGCGCCAACGCCTTTAATAAACTTCTCGTTATCTTCTTTAGACTCTTTTATTAACTGCTTGATATCCTGAATCTCTTTGTCATGCTCACCATCTTTTGTATCATGGCCCAAGTCTCTCATTTCCATACGGTGGTCAATTCTAGTTATCTCACCTTCTAAATGGCCTAGTCTCTCGCCAACTCTTACAAACTTGTCGTCTAGAGTTTCACCGATTAAACCCGCGACGATTTCACAAATCATCTCACGGTACTTAGAAGGCAATGGTAATTTATTGATAACCTTCTTTATGTGGTTTTCAAGTTTTGCCTCTTCAGCTATTTGATCGTTTGTCTTACCCTCAAACATTGTGTAGACCTTCGTTTCCTCGTCGTCAGTAAGACTGTGCATGGCTAAAGAATCTAGCTTGGTCAAAAACTTCTAACTTATTAGACATTCTTGTCTTTAAGCTTATAGACATGTCTAAGTATCTTTTGACTAACTCACTAACAAAATTACTAGCTAAGATTTTAGGCATTAAGCATTCGTAATTCTCTGCGTCTTCCTCGGTTATGCTTGAGCTCCTCATAACAAAATTACCTTTAGGGTGTATCTTGTAAGCTAATCTAGCAACATCAAAACCATCAACCTCTTCTTTTAAATCAATATCTAATACTGCCAAGTCATGGTTATAGCATTTCAAAAACTCTTCATAGCTTGTAAAAGTATCTAGCTCTATAGTAATGCCGTCTTCAGTCTTTTTATTATAACTCTTGACGTGCATCTTCAGAACATCAAGCATACTCTGCTGATCATCTAAAGCGGCGACTCTAATTTTCATCTAAGAAAAGTCGTTTTTACTAAGTATATCATCTACCATACTTTCAACGCTGGCATTATCTAGCGCCTCGCCTTCATCATCTAAATAAGGCGTTATTGAGTGGAGACCCAGCACCCTTGTTTTTAATTGGGCTACAGATAAAACTACAACATTATCAGGTACTTTATACTCTACATTAGAAGGATTAAAACCGACCAAAGTATTTGACGAGTTTTTAAAGAACCCACCACAGGAAATCCAAGCGGGTGTTCTTAATTTACCGTCAAAATCAATATCTAACTTATACTCTAGAATCATCACTAGTCCCTGTAATAAATAGGTGCTTTTTAGAATCGCCCATAACAGATAGTTTCTTCTCAACCTTAGATAGATATTTTTGTTCCATCTGACTAAAAAAGTCCTGCCTAGCTTCTTGGTCAATAGTGCTACCTTTTTCTAGCTCTTGACCTATGAACTCTAAATATGATCTTATGTCCTTAAAAACTTCGTTTGGCTCTAGGCCTATCTGTTCAAGAAGCATCTGCTCACCCTTGGTTATGTGACCTCGTTCCCTTACATCCTGCATAGACTGCTTAAAACCGCGTTTAATCCAGTACGATTTTTCCTCAAGCTCAAACACCTCCTCGTCTAGCTTTCCATGCTTATCTAGGATTCTGGACTTTATCTTATCATAAGAAGAGCGCAATGCCTCAATATCTTTAGAAGCTCCTAGTATTGCCTCATGTAGCATCTGAGCCTTGGCCGCTTCCTCTTGATGACATATATTTTCTAGGTCTGCCTCTAACGAGTCGCCTAGATTATTTGCGTTTCTAGCGTGTATTTCAGATTGAACTAAACTTTTTCTGTATTTAAAATTAACCTCAACTAGAGCGTCCCTTTTTCTTTTCATTTCTGCGCTGACTTGTCGCAAGTTCCTAGTCTCGCTTTCTTCATCAAGAACCATAGCGCCCCACGTCAGTTCTGAGTGTGATCGGTTCCATATAGCACAAGACTCAGACATCACCTCGATTGACTTCATAGCCTTATCGAGCATAGGGGCAACCTCAGAAGACCCTACAGGGTATAGAGAGGAGCTATCTATCTTGGCTAATATCAACCTTGATGACCAGACATTTGAGATCTAGTAGCGGTCAAGTCTCCGTGATCAGTTGCGTTTGCCGCTGTCGCAAAAGTAAAAACGTCAATAACATCTGAAGATGTGCCTCCAGCAGTAAAGCCTTGAGTGGCGCTATAAGATCCAGCGGAAGCACCTCTAGCGACAGTTAAATCTCCATGATCTGTTGCGGTAACATTACTAGAGAAATTAAAAACTTGTATGACATTTGACGAAGCACCGCCAGCAACAAAGCCTTGAGTAGAGGTAGAAGTTCCCGCCATCCAATTGTTGTTAGCTAATAAGTCGCCATGATCTGCCGCCGTTGTGTTACTTGAAAATGCAAATTTATTTATAACGTTTGTTGCCGTGGTATCTCCACCAGCAGTAAAACCGTCAGTTGCAGAATTGTGACCAGACTGCTTTCTGTTTCCATTAAGCAAGTCTCCATGATCTGCCGCGTTACTAGCAGACGAAAATGTATATTTATCAATCACTGTAGCGCTAGACTGGCCGCCCATAGCAAAGCCGTCAGTTGAAGAAGATGCTCCAGCTAATTGCCTACGGGCAACCGTCAAGTCTCCATGATCAGTTGCGTTGCCAGTAGTGGCAAACACAAAAGTATCGATAGTATTTACGTCAACTGTGGTGTATCCACCGTTGACAAATCCATCAGTAGAAGAACTACAGCCTGAAACGTCTCTCCTTCCTGCGGTTAAATCTCCATGATCTACGCTGTTGGCGCTAGTTGTTAAGTCATAAGATTCAATAATATCTAGAGTTGCTGAGCCACCACCGACAAAGCCAGTATTAGCCCCAGCACCTCCAACTATATCACCGTTACTTACTGTCTCCCATTCTGCGGAGGAAGCTGTATTCCCAACCATTATGAAAGAGGCTTTGCTTGTTGTATTAACCCATATTTGACCGAGTTGGTAGCTATCATCAGAGTTTAAAGGGTCTGACGTTGACTCCACAGCAGGAGTCCCTGACCTTAAAATAGGACTTCCAACAATACCCATTATATAGTATCCACAGTAATATCAGTAGATGCACCAGCATTAGAAACTGTGCCCCTTATCCTCATCCCTTGCATCAAGGATAGATAGAGAACTCCCTCGGCTGTTATGCCTGAATCATCAGCAGGAATCCAATTATCATCCCCAAAGTCACAATCAATAACGCAAGTTGCGCCGTCAAAGGTTCCTCTAAATCGAATAATTTTATACCCGCCACTACTAACATTAACGGCAAATCCTGAACCGTCAGTTGTTCTGTTTGTCAAAATATCAGTCATAGGTCTATTTTATACCGTCTAAGTCATCAATCAAATCTTGAAAGTCGATACTTCTACAGTCTCGACCTCTTTAGTCACTAGAAGCCTTTTCTCTGCTGTAGATAAGGCCTCAACCACGCCTTTAACGCAGTCATCACAATCTATGATTTCGCCTGTCTCAGGTAGAATCATCTCACCTTTTAGGCTTTTACACGCCTCAATTACAGGCCAATAAGTCTCAAAAGCTAGTTTATAATTCATTGTTAATCCAAGTCAAAGTTTCTTCATCCCACGAATAATTACCCTCTGGTTTAGGTTCTGGCGCTTGCCAGTCTCCAGCCTCGTCAAGAGCCCACGAAGGGAAAGGGCTAGGAGCAATAAACATATCTAACTCAGAATTATAAGACATCCCAATGCCTGCGTAGTTCTTACGCTGTGACCTATCTCTAAAAGTCTCAATATAAGTCTCGTCTAGTGCTTCATTAGCTACGACAACATTTTTAACAATTCCATTCTCTACTTTTGCAAAGTATCCCATATTAGCCTAGCTCCCAAATAAGAATGAAACCGTCGCCGCCGTCGCCACCGTCGCCGCCAATTCCGCCACCTCCTCCAGCGTTAGACCCAGAGCCCCCACCACCACCAGATGCCGTTGTTCCTGCCGTCCCAGCTTGCGGAGCCTCAGATCCCAGCCTCGTGCCACCATCTCCACCAGCGTATCCGCTCTGAGCTCCAAATATGTCAAAAGCGTCTGGGTATGTAAAGCAAGCGCCGCCGCCACCTCCTCCAGCTGTTGCTTGGGCAGTTCCAACAGATCCAGAAACTCCCTTAAATCCCGCAACACCAGAAGGCGATGGGTATTCTCCGTCAGACGATAGAGCCCCACCTGCGCCCCCTACTCCATAACTTCCAAACGTAGAGGCTGTAGTATCTGAGGAAGAAAAACCGCCGCCAATAGACTCACCAGAACTCAAAGAATCGAAGGTTGATGCCGCTCCATTGCTTCCTATATTCCCCGCGCCAGTCCCACCGTTGAGCCCACCCGCGCCACCTGCGCCGACCGTATAAGTCAGTGAGGCCGCAGGTGTGACATCTAAAATGTCTATATTTATATTTCCTCCGCACCCACCTGCGCCCCCTACTGGGTTACTATTTCCAGTTCCCGCTTCACCTCCACTCCCGCCACTTATAAGAGCAACTTTTAATTGAGTAACCCCAGCAGGAACAACATAGGTTCCCGCAGTTGTTACTTGAGAATAGGATTCATCCGCAGTTGTTCCATCTAAAAACAAAGTGGGCTCAACGGACGATACTATATATAGGTCTTGAATATTCTCAATAATCCTAGTCATTAACGACTCGGTTATAGGTGACCCAGCATCGTATTCATTTGCCGCTATTGGTTGTTCAGCCATTATCTTATAACATATCCTTCTGTACCGTCTGCAAAAAGCCCTGTATCAAGGCATATATAAGCGTTCACCGCTTTTAAGTCATCACTGGAAGCACTATAATCAGGAAACGCACTTCCCAAGTAAAGCGTCTCGGTTATTCCGCCAAGTCTTCCAATATCATTAATTGATTGAGCGACATAAGAATAAATAACACCCTTGGAGCTATGCTTTTCTTTTACCTGCAATACTCTGAAGTCTTTCTCAATCTCTAGACCAAACTCATCAACTAGCTGTCGAGTCTTGAGCTGGACGGTGTTGCCTGTCCAAGCATCATCATCTTTAGGGTCTATCGAGTATGTGATTATGTCCTTAGTAACTTTGTATTCGTTCAATGTTCTGGTAACTATTTCACCAGCTACAGACCTTTGGGGTAAGGCTATCCACCTAGAAAATATATTCCTAATTCTGGAGCTATCGTATTCGTCCGCGCTTTCTTTATCGGCATCAATATCAATTTCAATTCGGTTAAAGTGTTCAGCCTTGTCTAGTTCCTTAACTGGGTTACGGTGGCTATAATAAAAATAAACCCTGCTCAATCTTCCTGAACTATCCCTAGTGACTGAAGTTGAGCCAGATATAAAAGTGTTCTCATCTGTAAATAGCCCATACTGTGGCGCATTAGGCAATAAAGTATCAAGCTTTATAAGCTGGTCGCGTTCATCCCACCATAGCAAAACCGTCAATTCGGTTATCTCTTTTAATAAATCTTGAACCCCTACAGGCTCAGTCAATAAGGTACTTAATAAATACGATTGATACCCGTCGTCTATCTTTTCTTGCCACGCCGTTGTGTCTATAAACGAAGCGTCTAGGCCCACTACAGTAACTAGAAGGTGATATAAAACATCATCTATTTCTTGCGCATTATATAAATAACAATTCTGAACAGTTGCCTCGCCTTCGTGCTCTTCTGCTGGGCTTGGGTGAGAGTAAAAACTAGGAGCAACGCCTCTAGTGACTGTTAACGCATAACTAGGGTTTGATCCTGTAATATTAGTAATCTCCATAGTTTCATCATCAATACGAATCCAAGGTTGGCCCGCGTCATAAGCGTCCTTAACCTCGTCATAAGTATCTGTAATATTAATCGAAGTTGCCGCCGCTGTAATATCACCAACTAACTCAGCTCTACTTGGAGCAGGGAATTGAACGCGGTTATTATCCGCAAACTTCAAAGGATCTTTACCTGTCACCGTAATTTTACCGTCAGGAGTAGGCCCACTTATTTTATCAATAATATATTGACGAGTTGAGAAGTTTGAGGCGTCATAAGTTCCATCATCTGCAAGGTAGCCTTGCTTAATCCTCATAACTCGCCCTTCATAATATTTCTGTCTAGCGATTAACTTGCCCCAGAAGGTTGAGCGTTCACTTGGGTCATAGTCTCGGTCACTTAAATAAGGATCTACACCTACATCACTCCAAGGCATATCGGTCAATTGAACAGTTGCTTTTGCTCTAATACCTAGACCTTTAGATGGTGTCAGAACCGTTGGACTATGGCTTACGCCTGTGATAGTTGGGAAGGTTGGGGCGTCTCCAGTGGCTTGAATACCGTCAATAATATGGTCGCTAAATCTAAAGGTCTTAGTCGCCTTAGCAAAGTTAGCGGTATCTTGGCAAGTACCGAACGTATTAAAGCACTTTAGAGGCGCTGAACCTGAAGCGGTACAAGGTGAATTGCCATACGTCAAAGAGCAAGCATCTAAGTCTAGCTCTAGGATGGTTACGGCTTCCTTGCCTACTTTAACCTTTTGATCCGCATAACTCATAAGTCAGGCTGTCTACAGATAATAGGCATAGAAACCGACATTAACGGGGTAGGCGTGATGTTCTTAGGAGGGTTAATCTTAGAGGCTACACAAAATACAATCTCATCAGGGTATTCGGTATTATTCCAACTATAGAAGAATGAACGACCCTTAGAAGCATGTAAGGCGAATAATTCCCAAGTAGAACGAACCCAGCTTTCTGTTAAATACATCAAGTCAATTGAGCTCTTAGCATCGATACGCTTTACACTTGTCCCAAGTATAGCACCGTTTTCAGATATATTATTACTCTGTACTATTCCCTGTGTGAGAGTAGGAGGGTTAACCCCTGCGTATTGCCCTCGCTCCATTGCCATTCTTGGGCCTACGAATATTTGTTTTATCTCGTACTGTGTAGCGTCAGAAGTAAATTCTAGTCTAATATTTCTGCCACTTGAAACAGTTACTTGAGAAAACTCATTCCAAGACAAATCACCGTCACAATCGTTAATCGTTTCCAATAATGTATAGGTAGCTGGTGACGATTCATAATATAGTTTTATATCAAGACCACTAGCGCCAATCTTTGAAGCGTAGATACATATAGTATTAATGGATTGACTACCGCTTACAGTAAAATCCATTGTTGTTGTTGCGCTTACTTCTGGCTTGAAAGTAGAGAAGTCTTTATAATCGTAAAGGTTCTCTTTGTTAAAACCGTCAATCTCTGTGCCACTATATGACACAGCCGAAACGCTAGACGTTAAGTTATTTTCATAGAGTACGTCTGATAAATTAGCCATTACTTAATTAACAGCTCCCCGCCGTCCTCTTGATATTCTTTCAATTGAGCCACTAAAGCCCTAGCACTGTCACCGCTTATATTGTCGCCCGTTATGTTAATAGTTGCCTCGGTTACGTTGGTCGGTCCCTGTTGTTGTCCAGAGACATCACCACCAGCGCCAACGCCTTCAGCTCCACCAGTTGAGGCCGCGCCAGCTCCAGCACCTCCAAAACTTTGACTTCTAATGTTGTTTACGTTGTTTAGTCCTGCGGCTACTACAGAAGCGGCGGCCACAAAGTTATAAGGATAAGGAACTTCAGCTAGTGCTTTGGTAGCTCCTTGGTAGGTGTTCATAATAGATTGACCGATAGCGGCGGCCTTACCAACCTCAAACATCTTTCTATTCTCGGTATTCATTAAGCTAGATAAGTTTCGCAATATATCGGCCTTAGCCTTTTGCTTCATCTTCTCTAGTTTTATTTCTGCGTCAGCGGCATCTTTTGCATTCTTTAGCTCTTCATTTATAGCCTCTAGCTTTATTCGTGTGCCAAGCTCTGCCGCCAGTCTTTGCGATTCCTCAACATTCGCCTGTAGCTCTTCAGCCGCCGCCATAGCCTTTTCCATATCCTCAGCTATAAGGTCGTCATCTACACCGTAAAACTGCTTTAAGAAGCTACCGCTACCGCCTCCCCTTTCATACTCTGGAGCTTCTAGTTCCTCGCCACTTGGCAGGCCGCTAACCTGACCTAGCGATTCTTCAAGAGGTCGGTTCATTAAGTTATCAAGCGCGTTTAGGCCACTCTTATTCTCTGGGTCAAATTGCCTCTCTCCCCCTTTTAGAGGTGGCTTAATACCAAACTCTTCAAAGCCTTGTCCTTCACCTATCTGAGCCGTACCCGACGAAGTGGCTCCAGAAACAGTCGCTTGCTTTGCGGCCTCTTCTGTCGCTTTTTTCTGTTCTTCAAAAATTGCCTTCGTGATCTTTAGCCCTTCTTTCAATCCGTCTAAAAAGGATTTGAGAGGCCCGTCTACTACAAGTAGCATCTGAGTCTTAACACCGTCCCATGCTATTTTTAATTCTTCTGTAGACTTCTTAGCTTTCTTTAATTCGTTTAAGTCGCTTTCACTGAGGATAGCGCCCGCCTCTTCTGCTTTTTCTCCTATCTTCTCAAAACCCTCAGCGCCTTGACGCAATAAAGGTATCAGCTGATACATCGCATCATTAACTTCATCAGCGGCAAAATCACCCGCTTTTTTATCGGCCTTTGCTATAGCGTCTGCAAATGCTAAGAATTGCTGTTCTGGAGCCAATGCCGCTAGCTCTTTAGCGTTGAGCCCTATGCCCTCTAAAGCGTCAGTTAAGGCTCCTCCATGTTTTGCCGTATCGGTTACTTTGACCCCTAAATCCTTGATAGCATCGGACATTCCTTCAGCGTCACTGCCTACGGACTGAGCCGCGAAAGCTAACTTTTGAAACTGCTTAACATTAACACCAACCCTATCAGCCATTCTAGCTAAACCGACCTTAGAGTTTATATGCTCCATTGCCGCGCCGAAAGGAGCTAGAGCGGCCTGAGCCCCTTCAACCGCAAGGCCGAAAGTACCTAAAGACTTAGTAAGTGCACCAACACCTGACGCGACCGCGCCAAATGAAGCTTGCATCCTCTTACCAGTAGTGGCCGTAGCATCTGAAGCTTGATCGAGCTTTTTTAATAAATCGCTTACATCGCCTTTGATATCAACGACTAATTCATCAACCTTATTTTTAGCCATTAATAAACTCCTTTACATCAGCAGTTTCTTTCTTGGCTAATCGTTTTGCTTTATTCTGTTCGTGACGGTCTTCAAAGTTTGCCATCCATTCACTACTCATTTTAGACTCGTCAATTTTAGGCTGGTGTTCATCATCACATTTTACTATATTGAGGTACTCGGTCAAAGTCATGTTCCAAGCATCAGTAGGTGATATATGGAAATGTTTAATTAGTTGGGAGGGAAAGCGCCACCATTCAACCTCATTAGCCTTTATGCTTGAGGGGCTTCCTTTTCCTCGTTTTCCTTTTTTATTTGGTTATCACTTGCTACTGCTTTTGAGATGTATTCAACCGCTAGAGAAACACATTTAGGAAATCCATGAGCCTGACATTCTTTACCAACTTCTTCAAATGTTGTGTTACCAGACTTTTGAAATATCTCTTCGCCTCTGATTCCAGACCATAAAGCGGCGACTGTTCTTTTAGTATTTAGACCTTCGTTTATTGCTTCAAATATATCCAACCCTGCTTTATCTTGAAACTCCATAACCGATTCAAAAGTTGGTCTAAGCGTGTACTTAGTCCCGTTGAGTTCTATCTCGAATGAAGCTCTAGCAGGGTTGGGCATATTTTTAATCTATTTAGGCAAAGGTTGGCTCACCGTCATTGCTTAAAGTACAGCTAAACGCTTGAGCGTTATTATATTCTCCAGTGTACTCAAAGTTGTCAATATGAAAATCACATGTAACTGTCTTGCCGTTACCATAAGCTAATTGAAGGTCTACTAAAGTATCGCCTTCAGCCGCCGCTTCCATCAATGCAAATTGAGCGCCATCATTAACCCAACCGTTGAAAGATATGGCTAGACTTCTTTGACCTGCGTTAAGCTTGTCAGCCCATCTGTTCGAGTCCTTATCACTAACATCAATAACTTCATTATT